GACTCAGAATGTAGAAAGAAAGATAAAGGAAAGACAGTCTAATGGCAAGCACATACACAACCAATCTTCGACTGACAAAACAAGCAGACGGAGAAAATCCAAATAGTTGGGGTCAAATCCTTAATAATGGAGTTATCAGTCTTGTTGATGATGCCATTGCTGGGTATACTACTGTATCTCTTGGCAGTGCTGCAACTGTTACTTTGAGTGAAAATCAGGGTTCTGGTGATCAGTCACGTTCTGCTATTCTTGAATTTAAAGGTAGTGTGGGTGGAGCGCATAATACTATTAATGTTCTTATACCTAATAATTCAAAAGCATATGTTGTAAGAAACTCTGTTTCCTATAATGATAGTAGTGATGCTATTGTTCTGAAGGTGGCTGGTAATACTGGCGTAACTATTACTGATGATTCTACTGCAATGTATGTTACAAATGGAACAACTGTTCTTCCTGTAGCACAAACTACTTTTACTAACATCACAGCAACTGGTAATCTTGATGTAAAAGGCAATGCAAGCGTAAGCGGAAATACAAATATAGGCGGAAATGCAAATATAAGCGGTACTCTTACTGTAGCGGGGGCGGTAAGTCTTGCTTCTACTTTGAGTGTTGGAGGGGCTGCATACTTCGGTAGCACCGTAACTGTTTCTGGTAAGGGTAAATTTATGACAGGTGCTTTTGCTCCAGTTGTTACTCTTGCAGATGCAACGTCTGTAGTGCCTGATCTAAATACTAGCAATGTCTTTGCTGTTACTCTAGCTGGTAATAGAACATTAGCTGCTCCTACTAATACATCTACAAATATTGGAGCTACTGGACATATTTTTGTTATTCAAGATGCTACCGGAAATCGTACACTAAGTTATAATACAGCTTATCAGTTTCCTGATGGAACTGTTCCAACTCTTACATCTAGTGCTGCTGCGGTAGATATTCTGTTCTATGCAGTTAGAACTACCACTAAAGTTGATTCAATTCTTATAAAGAACTTTACACGATAATGGCGACTAAACTAGCAAAGTTTGAATTTCAGCAGGGGTTTCATAGAGAAACTACGCCTTATGCTGAAGGTCAGCGTTGGTTTGATGGTAACTATGTACGCTTTCGTGCAGGTCGTCCAGAGAACATGCGTGGCTATGAGACAAGAGCTTTGGGAGAAACCTTTGATGGCTCTGCCAGAGACTTGATTGTGTGGTCTGATTCTCAAAGCAAGAAAAGAGCTATCTTTGGAACTCCTGATAAGCTATATGCACATGAGGGTGATCAGCTATATGACATTACTCCTATTACTACAGCGGTAACTCTTACGGCTTGCTTTGGCACTTCGTCTGGTAGTGTGCGAGTATGTTGTTCTGATACTGCTCATAACCGATCTGTTGGTGATTATGTTTTCTTTACGTCTACTTCTGCTATAGGATCAAGTAATGTTAGTCTTGCTAATAATACATATCCAATTGTATCTGTTGAGAATACAAATGTATTTACTATTAATGTTACAGCGGCAGCAGATACCACAGAAACTGGCGTAGGTAAAGCAACCTTTAATTATTACATACCTACTGGTAACTCCATAGCCGCTGCTGGTCTTGGATACGGTGCCGCTAGATATCAAGCTACTGTCTGTGCGTCAAACACAAGGGCATGGAACCAACCTGCATCTGCTGGATCATCTGGTATTGTATTTGATATTACGCAGTGGAGTCTTGATAACTGGGGTGAAGATGTTATAGCCAATCGTAAAGGTAGCAATATATTCTACTTTGATAGTGATGCATCTACTATACCTACAAGAGCAACGTCTGTTACTACTTCTCCAGTAAGTTCTAATTCTATTATTGTGTCGCCAAATGATAGGCATCTTATTTGTCTGGGTACTAATCAATACTCACCTTCTGCTACTGTAAGTGGCACCTTTAATCCTATGCTGGTGCGTTGGTCAGACCAAGATGATAGAACTAACTGGGTTCCTTCTGTAAGTTCTACTTCTGGCGAGGTTGTTCTTACTGATGGCACAGAAATTGTAGGGGCAGTTCGCTCTAAGAATGCTATTAACATTTGGACAGATAATGCATTGTGGCTAATGGAGTTTGCTGGGCCTCCATTTACCTTTAGATTTACACAGGCTGGTACAAACTGTGGTATGGTGGGCCAACATGCTGGTATTGACTTTGGTGGTGTTACATATTGGATGGGTTTTGATAACTTTCATAAATTTACTGGTCAAGTAGAAGATGTACGATGTACGGTACGTCGTTATATCTTTGATGATATCAATAGAGAGTATTATGATAAAGTATACGCAGGACTGAACTCAGAGTTCAATGAGATAGTTTGGTTGTACCCTTCTGGTAATAATACTGAATGTAATAAATATGTAATATATAATCCAGTAGATGACTATTGGATATACGGCGAAATGATCTTTACAACTTTTGCAGATAAGGAAGTTTTTGGAAACACAATTACAACAGGCGTTACTGCTGCTGGTAATAATATTTATAACAATGAACCTGTATCTGTCTTCACGGGTAGTGGTGAAGCGATTACATCTTTTATTGAGTCTGGCGATTTTGACATTGATGATGGTAACGCTATCATGTTTATGAATAGGATTATTCCTGACTATGATTTGTCTGGTGGTAAGATAAAGATGAAGTTTACAACCAAGCAGTATCCAGAAAGCACCGAGTCAGTAACAAAAGAGTTTGATATTACGAATACAACAGAAAAAGTAAACTTCAGGAGTAGAGGAAGGCAAGCGAAGGTACGGGTATCTTGTGCTTCAAATAATGCAAGCTGGCGTTGGGGATCGATTCGGCTTGGCATACAAGGTGATGGAGCAAGGTAATGGCAAGATACCCAACCCTTCCGCAGAATATGTCTACGGATGACATCAGACGGATGTATAATGAAATACAACGATGGGGATCAATACTAATTAGTGAACTAAACAATAGAGATACTGTGGTAGATAGTACACCAGCAAGTAATATTTATCGTGTGGTAACTGTTACAAGTATTGGACGACCACAGAAGGGAGACATAGCATATTCAGCAAGCACGGGGAAGTTTAAAGGATATGTAAGTCTTGGTATTGAAACATCTTGGCAGGACTTAAACTAATGGATAATAGAGATCGCATCAATCTTATTAATAGCAGCACTTTTTTTGGTAACCTAAACACTGGTCAGTTTATAGATCACAGTAGATTTCGCATGGACCAGAAAATAAAAGAATTTGGGAAAATCAAGGATTCGGTGTATAATAATAATAGTAACTTTATTGCAGATCAAACCTTTTCTCAATCTAATTATGGGCGAATAAAATGAATATAAATCAAGATATCAAAGAAACTGTTAGATTGAGTGCGCTTGATAACTTAGCTGCAAGGGCTGGGATTACTCGTGAACAAGTAGACAATGCTAAAAGAGTACTAAGTACATCTAATCAAGATGCTATGGAAAGAGAGATGGGGCAGATGCAACCACCTCCAATGGCTCCAATGTCTCCCGCTCCAGCACAGCCAATGCCTTCTGACCCTCAAAGAATGGCACGAGTAAAAGCAATTCAAAATGCATTGAGAACTGAGTCACAGTTAGATAATCTTGCTATGATGAAGATGCGTCAGGCCAAAGAAGGTGGTATGGTGTATAGTGGATACTCTGGTATGGTTCCCGGCGAAGGTCATGGTATGGAGGATAATGTTTACATGCCAATAGTAGATAGGGCTGAAGGACAACAGGTTGCTACACTTGCTGTTAGCCCTGATGAGTATATTGTAGATGCTGCTACAGTAGCTGCTCTTGGAAATGGAAGTTCTGATGCTGGTGCAAAAGTACTAGACAAAACAATTAAAGATATACGGCAAGAAGCATTTGGTACAACCAAACAGCCGAATCAAATTAATGGCCTTGCCTCGTTGCAACAGGCTCTAGAATCAAATATAGGATAAGGAAAGCATAATGTCTGTTTTAGATTTTTTGTTTGGCAGAAGTAAACCAACGCCAACTACAACCACTCAGGTAACAACTTCTAAGCTTCCAGAAGAGATAGCTCCGTTTGTTAAAGAAGTTCTTGGTGAGGCGCAGCAGCTTTATGAGCAGCGCAAAGGAGAAGGATATAAAGAGTTTCCCGGTGAAACTGTTGCGCCTAGAACTGCTGAAGAGTTGGCAGCAATGGAAGGGTTGCGTAGTCTTGTAGGGACTCAAGAACCTTATCGTGCTGAAGCTGAACAAATGATTAGGACAACGCCTACTCAGTTTACTGCTGAAGAAGCGCAGCGTCTGATGAGTCCCTATCAACGTGCTGTAACAGACATAGAAAAGCGAGAAGCTCAGAGGGCATTTGAACGTGACGTACAGCCAGCACTAGAGGCAAGGGCCATACAAGCTGGAGGAATGTCTGGTCTAGGTACGAGGGCTGCTGTACAGGCCGCAGAGGCTCAGAGAGCGCAAAGTCAGTTGCTTGCTGATATAGAAGCCAAGGGACAGCAACGTGCCTTTGAACAGGCTTATAGGCAGTTTGGAGATGAAACCGCAACCCAACGTCAGAGAGCTTTTGATATTGGTGATATTGGTACGCAGCGATTTAATATTGGATTGGCTGAACGAGGACTACAGCAGCAGCTTGGTCAGGAAGATCGTGCTGAAGCACAGGCTCTGATAAACGAACAGTATGCAGAGTTTCTTGAGCGTGAGCAGTTCCCTGAAAGTACTCTTGCTCAGTACTCTAGTTTTGTTTATGGTAATCCATTCTTGAGAACTCCTGATACAACTCAGGCAACAACTGGGGTATTGCAGCCTACAACTTCTATGGGACAGCAGCTTCTTGGTCTGGGTCTTACAGGCTTATCTACTTTTGGTGCAGGTACTAAAGGTAGTTTTAATCTTTCTGATTTCTCTCTTGGTAATATATTTAGAAGGGGTGGAGGCTCTGTTGCTGGTGGTCTAGCTTCCTTGCCTGTTGTTAAGCGTCAAGCCGGTACAAGAGTTGGTGTTTCGCCGTTGGTTGCAAGAACAATGCAGAGGGGTCTTCCTCGTCCAACAGGAGGTCTTGAAGGACAACGTAAACTTGATCAAGCGGCTATAGCAAGAGACGTAGCTAGGAGAAAGGCTATTGAGCAAGCAGGAAGAAAATATATAACTGATGCAGATAGAATAGCACAAGAAAGTATTGCAAATCAAAAAGCAGCTTTGATGAAACAGTTTGAAGGTGTTGATACTTTCTCTGGTCCTACAGGTGAAGCAATGAAAGCTTTGTATGCTCCGGATGTGGAGACTAAAGGTTTGGTTGGTGCGTTGAATGTGGCGCTTCCAGCGTTTATGTCTGAAAGATCAAAGATGCAGCAGGAAAGAAAAACTAAAGAAGCTACGATTGAATCCGAAAACATTGCTTTGCAAAGAGCAGCAAGCTTGGCTACTGTTGAACAAGAAAATAAATTAGCTGATAAACTAAGCAATGCACAAGAAAAAATAGACGCAGCAACTACAAAAGCTGAAAAGGAAGATGCAACCTACGAATTAAGAATGGCTACTGCTGATCTAAATGCTATTAAAACAGCTACAGATATTTATAACAGCATGTTGGAGGCTGAAACAGAAAATATCAAAGCTCTAACAGATAGGGCAAAGCTTGGTAAGATAGATCGCAATGATGCAAAAACAGTTCGGCAAATTGTTGCTGGTCAGTTTGGCTACGTCTTTGATGACGAAGGTCTAAAGATTGGTGGTGATGTTCTGGATAGTACTGATCCACGTCTTGTTGAATTTGAACGGGTTGCTGAAAGATTGTTAGATAAGTTGAGAGACACTGGTAAAGATTATAATAAGGTTCAAAAAGAAGCAAGAGTAATATCTGAAGAAAGGCAAGCAAAGGCGCTTATTGAAAGTGGAAATGTTCAGACTCTTGGCAGTGACGGTAAAATTTCTGTTACGAGAGGTCGAGGAAGAAATGCAAAGACTGTAAAGCAAGAACCTAAAAAAGGCACAATTTATAAACTACCTAGCGGTCGTTTTGGTAGATACATGGGTAATGGCAAATTTGAATCTGTAGAATAAAGATGGCTACATTTACTCTTCAAGAAGATTTAGAGCTTCTTAAACAAAGAGAAGCTGCTACAGAGAATGTTCAAACTTCTGAACCTGTTTCAGAGGAACCTGTTGTTGCGCCTTCTTCAGCAGATCAGTTTGATGAAGACGGTAGATTAATAGTTCCTATTACTCCTTCTTCTAATACCTTTACATTAGAAGATGATATTAAATTTCTTAAAGAACAGCAGCCGCCTGTTGATCCAAAGGAAGTAACTAGTCAACCAGCTATGGAAGAAACTGTAACCAGTATTTCAATGGATGACTTGGAAAAAAATGAAGACTGGATTAATCTTGGAAAAAAGATTTACGAATATGAAGAGGGTAAACCTTTTGATCCAGAAGAGGCAGGGTATGATAATCTAGGAGATTGGTTTAAGAACCGTCACTCAAAGTTAGGAAACAATCTTGTTAGCATGGGCATGACTGCATTGAACATTGATGATATGCCGAACGATGTTCAAGATGCGTGGCTGGATTCTTTAGACCTGTATGAAAAAGCTGATCCAAATATGGAAAGTTTTTTACGTGCTGTAAAGAATACTCTATACGATCCAACTACACTTGGTAGTATTGTTTTAACTGGAGGTATTGCAGGTGTTGCTAGATTACTTGGTGGAAAGGCCGCTAGCGCTGCTGCACGTTTTTCTTTTAAAGAGCAGCTAAAGAAGCAGTTAGCTCAAAACGGTTTAACTAAAGAGGTTATTGAGAAAAATGCTGACAGTCTATTTGTAAAAGAGGCTGTAAAAAAAGCTAGAAAAAAAGCTGCTAAGACAGCAGGTAGGTATACTGCTGCTGTTGCTGTTCCTAGTGGTGCTGCTTATAGTGGCGCCTTTGATGTTTCTCAGCAATATATTGTTGAAGCATCAGTTGATCCTTTACAAACTGCGGGTATGGCTACTATTGGCGGCATCACTGCTGGTATTGGCGGTAGATTTATACCTTCGTTTGGTGAAAAGATTGGACGTGCAGTAGCTGGAGATAAGATTGTTGAGAAGGCTGCTAAAGAAGCATCTGAAATAGCATCTACTCCTAATGTAAAAGTAGATACAGAAGTTGTTGGAGACAGTGCAAGGTCTAAAATAACTGAAATACTTGCAGGAATTAACACTGGTGCTGGTAGGCTGTTTTCTTCTACTGCTGGACTGCCTAAAGAAATGTTTGATGCTGCTTTAAAAAGGTCTAGGGGACAGAACGCTCTTGCTCTGGAGATTAAAAGAACCATTCGTGGTATTAATAAAGAAATTAAAAGAGATAATAAAGCTGGTGCTAAGATAACTGATGATCAAGTTAATGATTTCTTTGACAGTGGGGTTGTATCTGAAAATCTACAGGGAACAAAAACCCTTGAGAGGCTTCAGTCTGCTCGTGATGTTATAACAAAGAATGAAGACGAACTAAACAATGTCTTGGGCTTGGAAGGAAAACAGCGTATTGGTTATCGTAGAGAGGGTGATGGTACTTATATTACCAGAACCTTTGAAGCTAATAATAATGTGCAATATTTAAATAGAATTGAGGACGCTTTAAAGGGTAAGGTTAGCGGTGAGTTTCTTACAAAAGTAGATAACGCTCGTGCCTTTATAAAAGAAGAGGCTCGTAAAGCTAATAAGCAGCTAGACGATGAGACCGTAGACGGCATGATTTTGGCTATGGTTCAACGATTGGCTAAACCTGCTGAGAAAGAAACAGTAATTACAATTAATCCTATGGACCTGCTTGGAAGTGTTGTTGGTAAAGAGGTCGCTAGTTCTGTTGCAAAGCAGTCTCTTAAACAAAAAAAGAATCTTGCTAAACCAATCCTTGAACTTCTTGGTGAAGAGCGTGGAGCTATAAGTCGCCTGTCAACGACATTGACAAAACAGAAGCAGCTTCTTAATGAAGTTGAGTTCTTAGCAGATGTTGATAAGTTTGCACGACAGGCTTTGAAAGATAGTGCTTCAGATAGAGCTACTGTTCAGCTTGGTGGTCTTGTTTCTTTTCTTCCAAAACAAACAGCTACTATTGTTCAGAAAAAAGCTCCTATTGTAGATGCATCAAAATCCTTTGAGGATTTAACCGCAGAAGTTTTAGGTGCAAGTATTGGGGGTAAAACGCCTCTGCTTAAAGATTTGTACACTTCTCCACAGTTCTATAAATTTATTAACAATGGTATAGACTATTGGTCTAATCCTAATAGTGTCGGCGGAAAGTTTACAGGACAGACCTTTGGTAATCTAGCTGCACTTGGTCAGGCTACTCAAACAATCTTTGACTTACCTGCATATCTTATCAATACATGGGGTGCTGTTCAGGGCTTGGCAACAAACGGCTATCTGTTTAGACCTATTAGAGGTGCCAAAGCAATTAAACAAGCTGGACAAGATTTATACAAAGAATACTTTGATGTTTCTGGATTGAGCGATGCTGGACTAAAACGTCTAACAAAGTTGAAAGAGCAGGGTGTTATTGATAGTGATCTGTCAGCAGAAATTATAAGAAAGAATATAAATCTGTATGGTAGGGAAGCTTCTAATGCTTTCTCAAAAGGCTATAGAAAAAGTATGGATGCTCTTAGTCAGGCGTATGGTACACCAGATACGTATGCAAAACTAGTTGCTCACAATCTAGAGATGAAACGTCTCAAGAAAATATATCCTGATTTAGACGAAGATGAAATATTTAGTAGAGCATCGCAACGTGTACGAGATACTATGCCATCCTATACAGTTGCAAGTCCTTTTGCTCGTCAGCTTTCTAGGTTGCCGATTGGTACGTATGCTTTGTTTCCTTCTGAAATGGCAAGAACAACCAAAAACGTAATCAAGATTGGCGGTAAAGATTTAATTGAAGGTATTCGTACTGGAAATGTAGAACAAATGAAAACAGGTCTTGCTCGTCTAGGAGGTCTTACCGTAACTGCTGGTGGCCTTGCAGCATACGAAGAATCTAATAACGAAGCATATGGAATTACATCTGATAATCAAAGAGCATTGGATGCTTCGTCTCCACCATGGGGCCAAGGCGGTGGTAGAATTTTTCTACAAGGGTTTGAAGAAAATAAAGATGGTACAATTACTACCAGATATGTAAGCTCTGCTGCTTATGATGCTCAAGATTATCTGAAGGTTCCTATTAGACAGCTTATAGGCAGAGCCTTGGCTGGTGAACCTTTGGCTGAGTTTGAGTTTGAGCAGTTAGGAAAGAACGTAGCATCTTCCATCTTTGGACCTTATGTTAATCCAAAGTTCTTAACTGATTCTCTTTTGAACATTGCGTCAAAAGATACATATGATCCATCACGTCCCGGCGTTAATATAGAAAATATAAAACGTGGTGCGTTAGAATTAGCAAGCGCATTTGAGCCGGGAACTGTTGAGATTGTTAGAAAGTATCTGGATCAGCTAAGTGCTGAAGAGGTAGACGAAGTAGCTAGACAGGCCAATGGTTATCCGCTATCGCCTGATGATCTTGAAACTTGGATGGCTACAGGTATTAGACCGCAGACTGTTGATGTTGATAAAGCAATTAGATCAAGTCTTAGTACAGACCTTAGACAGCTGAAAGCAAGCGATAGTGAGTTCTTTAATTACTTACGTCAGATTAAACCACAAGCAGTTACAGAAGACCTTGCTAATCAGATTGTAGATGAGTATCGTTCACGTATGGAAGACAAACTAAATGTAACTCGCAAAATACGTGATAAGTTTGATATCTTTAATAACATCACATATACAGATAAAAAGGGAATTGAAAAAACTTTTAGCGATACCAATCGTGTATTTAGAGCCGTCACAGACAATGGTCTTTTAGGAAAGCCGGATAATGATTTAGTTACCGCATCACAGGGTAGGTTTATTCCTATTGATCCTACTGATAGAAGGGTAATAAATCTATTTACAGAAAAGTTTGCGGACAAAGACCCAATGGGATTGTTGAGAAGACTTCAGGATGTTCGTAGAGAATTTAGCTTAACTGATGTTGATGAGTAGAAAGGAGTAAACGTGGCTGATTGGGAATACTTTACTGAAGAAGAGATGGCCTGTAAAGGTACAGGTGAGTGTCATATGGACGAAGAGTTCATGGCACGGCTCATACGTCTAAGAGAAGATTATGGCAAACCTATGATTGTTTCTTCAGGATACAGAGACATTGCATATAACACTACAATAGGAGGCTCTCCTAACTCTGCACATATCTATGGTATGGCTGCTGATATTGTAGTGGGTGGGCATGATGCTTATCGACTTTTACGTCTGGCGATTGTACATGAGTTTACAGGTATCGGTATTTCTCAACGAGGCATGTTTGAGCGTAGGTTCATACATCTGGATACAATGGAAGATGGAGATCACCATCCTCGTCCATGGGTGTGGAGCTACAAGTGAACATAGGCTATGCTCTTGGTCTTTTTTATTTTGCGGTAATAGTCACTGCTATAATTCATTTTACATAGGAGGAGTGTATGGAGGGAGCGATAGATATACGCTTGGTCGTTACTCTGGCTGGTATACTCTTTAGTGTGGCGGGAGCTAGTGCCGTAGCCAAGATGCAGATTAAACAACTAGTAGAAAAACTAGAAGATGTTGAGCAACGTCTTCGTAAGATGGATGCTAGAAGTGATAAGCTAATAACTGCAACTGAAACGCAAGAACAAAGGATAAGCATTCTTGCTAAGATGGCAAGTCCAGAGAATCTCAGACGAGATCATATGCAACTAGCAGAGATGGTTACTCACATAGAAAGACTACAAAAAGATTGTGATAGACTATATGCCATGCATAATGGCTCACACCCACCAGTAGCTAGTGAAAGGAAAGCAACATGAGTCAAGATAATATTCCTGATAAAGAAACATATCAAGTCAACAGACGTAGAATGTGTTGGGTTGTTCTTGCAATGATGGCTGCTATGACTGTAGCGATCATTGGATGGCCGGAGAGATACCAGAATGCTAACGTAATGGAGATGGCATATCTGGCATTATCGGGTCTTGTAGCTGCATACTTTGGAGCAACTGCATTTCAGTCCGCTAAAAGGACCATAAAAAAGTAAAACGCTCTGTATCGAGCTAGGAGCTAGGTTGCAGAAGAATCAGTACCTTTCGGCTAGGTACATACCTAACGGGCTAGAGAAGGCTACTCAGTGGCTTTCCTAGCCCGTTTTTTCTGGCTCATCTTCCACAATTTCTTCAAATAATGAGTCAGCAAAGTCACACTTAGATAAAAGTTGTACAACCTTCTCTTCTCCTAGTACATTGAGGCAACCAACGATGGCTGTCTCTAATGTATCCTTATCCATAGACATACCAGTATTACTATTAGCACCACGAATGCGGGATAATAACTCCAGTGCTTTAATGGCACTATTAGTATGTCCGTTTGCTTTGGCAAACTCGTACTGATTTTCAATCTCTTCTATTACATTAACATCAGTTTCAAGTTGCTGTTCTAGTTCATGTACCCTATCAATTACTTCTTGACTTTGAAGTAGTCGATAACCTTGATTATATGCAGAGGCTTCTGCGTAGCCAGCAGACTTTGCAGCCTCAGTTGCATTACGATGTAGCACATAAGCCTGTGCAAACTTTTCTTGCTTTTCGTTTAACATTTATTTCATGTTGTTTCTGGCAACACCTTTCCACTTTTCTGCTGTACGCATACCACCAAGACCAAGAAGGGCCATGATCAAGCTGATCAACTCTCCTGTCTCTAGGGCGGGGAGTGTTACCGTAGGATACCAAGTGATAATAACCCAAGATAGAATGGGTGCAAGAATAAACTGCCATGCCAAAGCAAAGCAGCATACCCACATGATAGCTGGCCTAGCTCCGCTCACAAAGATAGAAGGATGCTTTGCCTGTTCTATGTTCGCCTGTGCTTGAGCAAGGTCTAGTGATATCATCTGTGTCTGAAGCTCATGCTCCAGTTTTTTCTTAAGGTCTTTGTCCTCTACAAACTTGTCAAGAACTTTACCTGCTACTCCAATTACAGAGTCTGCAATACCTAGCATGTCTAACTCCTATTACAGAAGGCATATATCTTCATGCCTTTACTTAGTTTATCAATCTTTGCAAGGGATGACACAGCGCTCTGACAGGCAACAGATGATTTAAAATCTTTATATGTTACCTCAACATCTGCACCGGCTTTGGTCCACATCATTGCCACAACCACAAGAGTAAACATTATTCTGACTCCTTTACATTTTTCATTTTAATTATACGTGGATACTGATCAATGCGATAGCCTTGCGTTTGATAGGTCTTTGGATTTTCTGTTACCATTGTATCAGCAAACATATAGATAGTCAAGTGTTTAAAGTTTCTGCTTTTCTCAGCCAGCATCTGAATCCAATCCTCTGGAGAGAAGATTGAGATATGAGCATTGCGTCCATCTGGTAGCGTCTTCACTGCTTCAAAGCAAGCTATGTTTAGAAAGACCATCTTCTTTGCATAAGAAAATATTTCATCTACCACCCAAGACAAGTCTTCCTCTGCTACATGTTCAAGAACATCTGTACAAATTACTGCATCTTTTTTGTGGATAGGAAGTTTATTATACTTCTCGTAGCCGGGATCAAAAAGTTCATGCTCGTCAAGGCTCCAGTACTCAGGAAGAGGGCAGTCAATTTCGTTAGTTAATGTATGGTAGTCTTCGCTATAAAGAATACCCTTGCCACAACCATAATCAAGAATAGATTTACACTTATGCTGTTCAAGATAAGCCTTGATTATGTCAACAAACTTTAAAAGGCTACGACCATTAAACATACCTGCTGCCTGATCATGCTTTTGTTCATACATCTTAATAAGATTACCATAATCATCAGAAGGATTATGCCTACTATTTGTGTTCTCTACATTAATATTAGTCATCGTAATATCCTTTAAACTGTGGCCTTGTTTCCTGTTCTACTTTGATGTCCCACAAGTCTGCAACCATAGTGTCTTTACCATGATAGCAGAGTACACCCTCAAGACCGGGATCATTAAATACTTTCTCACAGTCTTGCGCCATAGCAAGCAACTCTCCTGTAGTCCAGTATGTTTTTTCCTTTACATTAACTTGTATATACTTTGGCTTAGGAACTTCTCCGCCTTCCAGATCACCAGTAGTCTCAGTCTTTTCTTCGTCAGTTGGCTCGTCTCTACAACAATCAAAACCAAAGAGATGTATATCTCTGAAGCCCATAGTGTGCAGCATACCAATGCCACGCATAGCAGCACAGGTACCACCAGTAATAAGCGTAGCTCCCTGTGGAATACCAAGCTCATTGCTTAGTTTAACCTGCTGGTTTTCAATAGCCTTACCCTGCTCATCCTCTTCACGTAGAGAATCAGTGAAGGCATGCCATCCCCAGATTTTTGCATTACGTTCTATGAGATGCTCTGTAACAGATGGGTCTGTCATAGACGCAACAAAGAAGTTCATGTCAGGATCAAAGTCTTTGAACAAGTCTTTGCGTGTGATGTTGTGTGTGCTTTTACCAGTGATAGGTCTGGGATCAAGAACAATACAACCCCATGGAGTTATGCCATTCTTAATTAGACCCGGCAATGCATGTTTAACTGTAAGAACTTTACAGTCAGGATTAAATGCAAGAAACTCTTCAAGCTTCGCATAGTCCAAATACGGACCAGCAGATACGATAGCCGCTCGGCCTCTGTGTGCAGGATGCTTCCGTACCCACCTGTCTTTATCAATGTGCTGAAGGTTTCTTTTAATATTACTTCGAATATATTCCTTCGGCACAGAGTCTCTGGGATGTACAACAATAGGAACCTGTTTCAGTTCCGCTGGAATATCCTCTAGCTTTTCGTCATGAAGGAAGACAACAAGGTGTGTGCGACCACCACCAAGTACTCTGTCATCTGAAGGCAGAACATACTTACGCACTGTAGACTTTTCATCGAACGATGTCCAGCCATCTTCTGTTGTCTTCTCTTCATTAATCTTTTTGGTAGCGATAGAATCAAAAAGATTTTTCATACCCTGATATTTTTCTTCAGGGATTTTGTCCTCGTCGTCCTTCGTAAAGAAGTGATCACCCATGACAACGGGAACATTCTTTAGAATATTATATTCGTGTTGGACAGTTTCGATACTGTTTCCACTGCCTATCAAAGCAAAGTCTACTTCATCAATATAGATAGAGTTAAGAGTATCTCTTACATTACCTTTATGTAACTCATAGGTAAACTCTTTACCCTTTTCTTTCTTTATGTATTGGGTGAACTCATCAAACCTTTTCGCAACAGCACTCTTTGTGTTGTGAGGCTTGGCATTAAACTCTTCCTTATCCGTCTCTACTGTTGCATCTTCGAACAGATCGTAGCCAATGTAATGAACTGAATCTGTTCTATCAAATGCAGCAAGCGCCATCTCAATAGCACGGCCACCATTCCACGTCCCTGTTTCCAGAATAGTACTAGGCTTATAAAAACGAATAGTGTCGGCAAGCTGTTTATACCTACCGGGAAGAATGTCTGGAGTGGTTTCTGTTTCTGAAAGTTCAATCACTCGTTTACCAGAGCTATCCCTGACATTCATAGAACTTTTATCATTGATGTTTACTACTAGATTTTCTATACCAGTAAACTCATGGACGTTCATACCATGTGCTGTATAGATAGTAACAAGTCTGCTAAGAATAAAAGCAGCGGTCCATTCACGATAATTTGTAAACTCGCCTGACATGTAAGAGCCACGCCAATCGCCCATGATATCTACAGCAGTCTGACGTTTCAGATTAAACGCCATGATGTACGATGTCTCAGGCGTATAGATAAAGTCTACGTTATAGACGGGATCAGGGAAGTAATGATCAAGAGTGGAAGACCTAATGTCTTTAACTGTAGCGCACATGGGGTCAACCCAGATCAGCCAACCACCCTCATTGTTGAACGCACACTCAGTAATAGCGAAAACATCTGGCCCCGATGACAGCGCATCCAGAAGTTCTGTGTACTGCACCATACCATCTTCAGTACCATCGTGGGTGGGGTTCTCTTCTACAAACGTAACATACTCAGGAACGTCGTTAAGATTGTGGTAGTGAATGTTCTTCGCTTTGGGCAGAGAATAGTTACTAATATCTAGATTATAATAGTAACAGTGAAACTCTATATTAGGTTGCCAGTTTTCTTTGAACTCATTCAGAAGTTTGAAGCCATTTTTCTTGAGCTTCTTCTCGTCAAAGCATGTTACAATTTTATATGTCATAGGGTTTGATAATTCCTTTTCCGGCAAGGTAGGTGTAGTCTCCATTCCACTCGGAAGCGTATCTTCCGTCAATGTCTCTTGCACATTTCCACTGTCTAAACCACGGCCCTCCTGTAGTGAAGTGAACATTCTTTGCTTCTACTTCCGCTGGAGAATGACCATCAAGCCAGTTCCACTCCTGATGCATACTGCCAATGTCGCCCTCTTTATCTGGAAGCCACTGAAAACCATGAAGCCAAGAACCTGTCTGGGTGTTTACCTCCAGAGGCGTTAGTCGTTTGTTAAGCTCGTGACCGCAGTTCCAAAGAATAAGGCTTGACCAGTTCTTGCGCCGATAAGTTTCCTGCTTTCGTCCATCCATCTTATATTCTTCGGTAGGTTCATATTGATGCTTAACGCAGTATAATGGATAGTAATCCATGTTGTATTCTTCAAACAATTCATTGATGTCTGTGCGAAGATACATGTCGCAATCCATATACAAAGCCCATCCCTGATACATGTTCAAGGCAGGGACAAGAAAACGTGTGAAGCTAAAGTCTGTAGAGAACGGTTTGCCATCTATGTCATCAATCATCTGCCCATCTTTAACGGTGTGCTTACGATTATACAGACCCATACGTTCTACAACATCTTTACGAATTGGTTTAATAGTTACGTTGTCAACTGCAATACGTTCAATAGTAAACTTCAATACTTCATAAGCTACTTCTTCTCTGGGATCGTAGCCAATATAAACTGTGTTGGGTGACTTTCTCATGATATCTCCTATGTAAAATGGGGGAGCAAACGCTACGCACTCCCCCAAGTTTAGTTACAGGCTGTAAATCTTTTCTTTCTTGTCTTCAGGTACTACCTTTTGAAGCTTGATGGTAAGCAAACCATCTTTAAAAGAAACATCATCTACAACCACGTCTTCGGCAAGAGTAAAAGACTTTGAGAAGGGTCGCTTCGCTATGCCTTTATGTACGATCTTTTCATCGTCTTCTTCTTCGACTTTCTTGCCGCTGATAGTTAGCTTGCTGTGTTCTGTTTTTACTTCCAACTCCTCTTTGGTGAAACCAGCAGTGGCTAACTCAATCGTATATTTCCCATCACCTTCTTCTACTAGATTATGCGGTGGGTAGGCATTATAAACATAACCACCTACTTCATTCTTCATCTTTAGCATATCTCTAAAGAGTTGCTCATGCCCCACAGTCCAAGAACAGAACTTGGAAAAGAAGGGATCATCGCTCGCCGTCCTATATGCATTCATATCATTTCTCCTTATAGCAAGTTGATATAACGTGACCCATTATTGGCATCACACATATATTATACTACCTGTTAGGTATTTTGTCAAGGACTTTTTTACCTTTCTGTATTATTTCTTCTATAGTTCTACCGCAACCAATGCAGTAACGGTTATCTTCATCTAGTTTACACATCTTTTTACACGCCACAGCTACCACCATGTCCAGTAATATCGCAGATGTCGTGTGTCTCTAGTCCTTCTTCAAACTCTTCACCAAGCTTTTCTACAGCTTCAGAATACGGCACCGAAGAAAGAGGCTGTCCTCCCCTACACCCGTCAGGGTACACCGTGAAACCTCGCAGCCTGTGAGCATAAGAAGCAAGAGTATTGGTAAACTCATCAACTGTATCTTCATTGTTAAGTTTACTCCCCCACTTGGGCAGATTGATAGTACTACTAATGGACATATCAACGTAGTCTTGTACATCTGCCTGAAACTTCATACGCCTTTTGTAGTCTTCTGCAAGATCAAGAGCAGACTCAATGTTTGCTGGGTCTACGCCGTACAGATCAATGATCTCCTGTGCTGCGCTGTCCACCACATACTGATAGTGCCAACGGTTGCCACCTTTTAGATACCTACGCTTATAGGCAACTGCAAAGATAGGTTCAACACCCGTAGAGGTTCCAGCTAGAATACCTATTGAGCCGGTAGGAGCAATGGCACGATTTGCGACAGGGCGACTACACCCAAGAGTACTACTAAAGTCGGCGCTAACGTGGTCACTAACTCCTTTATAGACTGCCAACCACTTGTGAAGTCCTTCGGTAACTTCATACTTCTGTCCTCCTTTAATCAACCATTCGTGCATACCCATAAGACCAAGACCAAGCCTACGATTCTTTTCTCTTGTCTTGTAAACTTTGTCATAGGGTAGCTTGGCTCTGAGTGTGCCGCACAGAAGAAACTTAGTGCCAAGCTCGACTACATCTGCAAACTCTTTTAGATCGTCAATGCGCCCCATATTAATAGAGCCAAGATTACAAACATCAGAATCATCTTCGGATGTAACCTCCGTACAAGCGTTACGTAGTGTCTCATTTTCCTTCTCAAAGAAATTGAAAGAGAACCCCGGCTCGGCGGTAGATAGGGCTTGTCTAACATTCTGCTTAAAAGTATCCCCAACATCTCCTGTCTTCCAGTAGTTAAGTAACCATTCAGTATCGTAGTTAACGCTGATGTTTGTCATATCCAGTGGAGCATTGAAGTTAAAGTCCTGCTCTTTGATCTGACCAACAGAGAAACCTGTCTCTCCTACGGGCATATCATACCAGTTCTTACTGGCAAGAAACTTATCAACGTCGGGATGTTTCCAGTTAAGGCTGGCATAGATAGCAGACCTACGACTACCACCCTGCATAACACGACGACCAATCTCATTGATCATCTGCATCTTTGGAATAGGGCCGGAGGCAAGACCACCAGTGCCGTTAAGTATACGTCCCTCTTCACGATACACGGAGTAGTCGATACCAATACCACCGCCTGTCATCAGGCAGGACTCAGACTTCCAAGAGATGTCAGCCCAATCTTCTCTAGTATCTTCCTCTGCACGTAGCAGATAACAGTTATTAAAGAACTTGTTATCACGTCCAGCATAATAAAGATAACGACCACCGGGAATAAACTTCAGGTCGGTGATCATACGCTTCAGTTCGTCCTTGTCTTCCTTCGGTAGGTAGTCCTGACACACATCATCTACCAGTGTGGCCGCTAGTGCATCCCATGTCTCACACCCATGGTGGGCATACTTATGTTTGAATATGTCTTCGCTAAACTTGGAGCGAAACATAGGATTTTCATTAGATCGAAATTGTGGCATAGCTTTGTTCCCTTTCTACTTATCGTATTCCATTTCCAATATGAGTTGGGCATAGTGGATTGCTTTCTCAATATCCTTTCTTCCCTCCCCCTTAGTGCGATGTCGAGTAATGTATTTTATCACATTGCCCTCCAGATAGTCAAGCCCATTGGCGTGAATATATTCAACTGGTTGTATCTTGCATCCCTTGTAGTGTTGTCCTCCCACCTGTTGTTCTAATGCTCTTTCTTCTTTCATGCGTCTAAGATAATAATCATAGTTGCGTTCCTCTTTTGGGTAGTTTGCTTCGTCATAGGAACGAGTTAAGCTTTCGTCTGATTTCATTTACATTCTCCGAGGTTACAGCTTTAATTGCAAAGTTTCTAACAGTGTCTGGCTCTAGTCCGGCCATATGACATGTGCTTTCGAAGTTCTCACAGGTAACACCAACTGAAGCAAACACCCATGCTGATGCCTGATCTCTCTGAAGAGCAGTCTCATTAGTTTCATTAGGTTCTTTTGGCTTACTCATATCTAGCAACGCCTGAAGTATAATAGCTAGATTAAGAGTTCTGTCTGGGTCTTTTTGAGTTAGGTCATAAAGACTATCGAAGTCAAGGATGTCACTCATCTTCAGCCTCCTGAACGGGGCGATAAAATTTCCCGCCCACATAGTTATTGTAGTAGGCGGGTTCATCCGTACCTTCTAACTTTGCTGTAAGAACTTTGTAGATCATTTGAAAATAACACTCATAGTACCGAAG